TGCAGGAACAGTAGCAGAAACACTATCTCAATTAACAGTAGAAGATTACAAGGATCTTGATGAAGTAATAACTAAAAAAAAGAAAAATGGCAAAGAAAGCAAAAGCCCCAGTGCAAATTGATGCTGAAGTAAAGGTTAAGAAAACCAAAGTAAGTGTTAAGAAAAAAGACAAAAAGTTAGATGTAGTAGTAGATACACCTAATACAGATGTTGAATTACACACATCTGAAGAAGAAAAGAAGTTTGTACTTGACTCTAAAAAATTAGATGTAGAAGTTACTAAAACAAATGCAGGCACTACAATTAAAGTAGAAGCTCAAAATCCTATATTAAAAAGAGTTGGTAAATGGGTTGCTCATATGATGAGTAAAAAATTTAACCGCAAAAAATAATGGATGTTTTAAAAAAAGGAAGTAAGGGTCCAGCAGTGGTCACTCTTCAGGAATTTTTAAAAATCACAGCTGATGGTGATTTTGGTCCTAAAACAGAATCTGCAGTTAAATCATATCAAAAAAAGAATGGCTTAGTAGCTGATGGTATAGTAGGACCTAAGACATGGGCACATATGGGTATTCTTAATACTGATAATGCTGAGAATAATGAAGTAGCAAAAGCTTTAGAAATAAAGAAACATTACATGCCAGTAGGAACATATTTCCCTGGACCTGTGAAAAAGCAATGGATATTCTTACATCATACAGCAGGTTGGGAGAATCCTTATCAAGTAGCTGACATGTGGGCTAGAGATAACAGAGGTAACGTAGCTACTGAATTTATATTAGGTGGACAATCTGTTAAGGATGGTAATACCAAATATGATGGTGAACTAATCCAATGTTTTCCAGAAGGAGGATATGGATGGCACACAGGCACAGGTAATTCTGTTATGCATAGAAACTCTGTAGCTATTGAAGTATGCTGTATGGGTCAGATTGTTAATGGAAAGACTTATGTTAATACTCCAGCTAACCCTGATCAAATAGTTAAACTAGCTAAACCTTTCCGTGGATTTCAATTTTGGCATAAATACTCAGATGCTCAGATAGAGGCATTGAAGCAATGGATTTTATTTGTAGCTGAGAAATATGGTATTGATCCTAAAGTAGGTTTAGTAGAATATGTTAAAGCTAAAGGAGCTGATGGATTTGATGTGTATGATCCAGCTAGAGCAGAAAAAACTCCAGGAATGTATTCTCATACTAATGTATTAAGAGGTAAAGTAGATATGTTCCCGCAACAAGAACTAATTGATATGTTATTAAGCTTATAGTATGAAATTAAGAAATAACTGGAACACCTCAAGAAAGCAGTGGGATAAGTTGATGATAAGATTGAGATTATCCAGTTTAGACTTGTTCTCACTAGAGATTGATATATCAAGAGAGTTTTACTTGCTTACTATTTTAAATTTTACAATTAAAAATAGATAATAACACTCTAATTTCTATAATCCAGGTAGTTTCTATGCCTGGATTTTTTTTGTTTAAACATTTTTAGTTTAAACTTTTATTGTATATTTGTCTGAAAATAAATATATATATTATGGAAAACCAACATTTTGAGGAGGAGCTAACTCCTGAACAACTAGCTGAAAAAAAGGCTTCTATGCTGGAATTTTACACAGATTCTATTCCTTATCTTGATGCTCAATTGATTTATGAACAAAAGCTTTTAGCTATTGATGAAGCAAGATTTAAAAGAATGAGTCTTCAAATGCAGTATGCTATGATGATGAATGAGGCTAAGAATGCTGAGAATGGTGAAGAAGATGACTTAGAGTATCCAGAAACAGAAGCTCCAAAAAGAAAGCTTAAGAAAGACTAATCATGGCTTTAGTTAATCAGGTACAGAAAAGAGTAGTGATGTCAAAAAATGATATCATTAAGTTTCAGATCTTAACTCATTGTTATATTAACCGTATAACAATGAGTGAGTCTGATCTGGAATGTTTAACTCTGTTATCATTACTTGGTCCAATTGAACTCTCTCATTTTTGTTATGAAGCATCTGATGAACATAAGATATTTAAGTCAGAGCAAACAGTAAGAAACTGTATTAATAAGTGTGAGAAGAATAATTTAGTAAGCAAGGATCCTTCAAATAAAAAGGTTGTATTTATAGACCCAGCTCTAAAGGTGCAGACTGAAGGTGACATATTATTAGACTTTAAATTTTTAGGTAAATGATACCACAGAAGTCAAAGTCTTTATATAAAGAAGTTGCTGAAGAATTAAATATCCCAATTGATCTAGTTGAAGATTTGATTGAGTATTATTACAAAGAAGTAAAAAGTAATATAACAGGTTTAAAACATTTAAGAATAAATGTAGATGGTCTTGGTCAGTTTGTTATAAAAGAAAGTTTTGTAAGAAAGATGGTGCCTAGATATAAAAAGGCATTAACCAACCATGACACATCTACCTTTAATGCTTATCACCACAAGATGATGCTAGAAAAAAAACTAATAGCTTTGGCTCACATAGAAAAAGAATTAGATAAAGTAGCATTAAAAAAGCAAGAGACTTTAAAGAAGAAAGAAGAATATAAACTTAATAAAGAAGACTTATGAAAAACACACTAAAACTAATTTGGGAGAACCGAAACCAAATAATTGAAGGAATAACAAATGCAGTTATTAGAGATGAGACAGTAGAAGAGATTGCTAGACTTAGATATTCCATCTGTGAAGAGTGTGAGCACAAAGGTAAAAAGTGTGCTGTTAAAGGCACAGCTCCATGTTGTAATGAATGTGGATGCTCACTTAATTTTAAAACCAGATCATTATCCTCATCATGTCCATTAGGTAAATGGGAAGCTCTTACTACAGAAGATAAAGAAGATGAGTTAGATGCATTAGATGAATCTAAAGACTAAACATGAGTATAGTATTTAATGCAGCAGATCATAGCTATAAAAGTTTAAGCTCAGAAGAAAACATTAGCTGGACTAGTGTTACTTCTGTGGTATCAGCTTTTAAAAAACCTTTTGATGCAAAAAAGACTGCAGAGAAAGTTACCAAGAGTAAAAAGTCAAAATGGTTTGGTATTGATCCTGTATTGATACAACAAATATGGACTAATGAAGCAGACAGATCTACTACTCTAGGTACATGGTATCATAATCAAAGAGAAGATGATTTATGTTCCTTAGCTTCATTAGAAAGAGAAGGAGTTACTATACCTGTATTTAAACCATCTGGTGAGAATAATGGTATAAGAATAGCACCAAGTCAGAAACTAGAACCAGGCGTGTATCCAGAACATATGGTCTATCTTAAGTCAGCAGGCTTATGTGGCCAATCAGATTTAGTTGAAGTAGTCAATGGTAAAGTAAATATCACTGACTACAAGACTAATAAGAAGATAGATATGGAATCTTATGTAAACTGGGAAGGTGTAGCAGAAAAAATGTTACCGCCAGTAGATAACTTAGATGACTGCCATTTCTATCATTATGCTCTACAATTGAGTATTTATATGTATATTATATTAAAGCATAATCCTAAGTTAAAACCTGGGAGAATATTTATACATCATGTTATGTTTGAGGTAGAGGCTGAAGATAACTGGGGGTATCCTGTAACTAAGAAAGATGAGAATGGAGATCCTGTAATAAAAGAAGTAAAAGCAATTGCAGTACCTTATCTAGTAGATGAAGTACAGGCTATTATTCACTACATGAAAGATAACCCAATTAAAAAGAAATAATGATAGTTAAGCTATTTGAAATACAAAACAATGTAGTAATACCAACTGAGCACTGTTATACCTTAAAGGCACTTAAAGATATTATGGATGATTATCCAGAAGATTACCTTAAGATATATCAGTATCTGTTCTACATGACATGTCCTAACCCAGATATGAATCCATTCTTCTATACACCAGATATAGACAAAGAGAATTTGATCATGCAACAGATAGAGGGTGAGTTCTCAACAGAAGATGATGCTGTGTTTACTGCGCTTAAATTCTGTGAAAGAATGTATGAAACACCAACATCCAGAGCATATAAAGGTATTGCATCCATGTTAGATAGATTAGCAAGATATATGGAAGTAACTACAATTACTGCAGGTAGAGATGGTAATATAAATTCTCTTATTAGTGCCGCTAAAAACTATGAAGCTATCAGACAGTCTTTCAAAGGAGCATATAAAGATCTTCAAGAAGAACAGCAAAGTAAAGTAAGAGGTGGGCAGGGGCTTGCGTATGATATGTAATGTGCTGATTATTAAGTAATTATGAGTGAAATTTATCAAGATATACCAACCTATGACAATGGAAACTGGACAACCACAAGTTTTGAATCCAGAGAAGAGTTCAGCAACTTTATCTTTGGAGTATTTAAAGAACCAGGTAAGTACAACTTCAATGAAACTACCAATAAAGTTTTCATATCTGAGTCAGTCAAGTTTAAAAAAGATGGAGTATACACTACAGCTCCATTCAAATCAAAAGACTATATAGCTTATTGGGATGACCAGAAAGCTAAATGCCGCAAGGGTGTAATAGTTAAAGATAAAGATAACACATGGTTTGTAGCTAGAGAATACTACATGTGGTTAAACTTCTTACCCATCTTTGACAAAGAGATACAACAGTTTGGCTTTGCTAAAATCAGGGATGCTCAGTATCATATGGCTTTATATGAGTTGTTAGCAGAACTTAATTACAAACATTCAGCTATCTTAAAGAAAAGGCAGATAGCCTCTTCTTACTATCATATGGGCAAATTTATAAACCAGCAATGGTTTGAGGCCGGGGTCACTCTAAAAATGGGCGCAAGTCTTAAGGATTATATTAATGAGAAAGGTTCTTGGAAATTCCTACAGGAATATGCAGCTTTTCTAAATGAGCATACTGCATGGTATAGACCAATGTCTCCGGATAAGGTCATGATGTGGCAACAGAAGATTGAAGTAAGAAAAGGAGATAGAAAAACAGAAGTTGGTCTTAAAGGTACTATACAAGGTATGTCATTTGAGAAAGATCCAACAAATGGTGTAGGGGGTCCAGTTAAGTACTTCTTCCATGAGGAGGCTGGGATTGCTCCTAAGATGGATCAGACATATGAGTACATGCGCCCGGCCATGAGATCTGGGCTTATTACTACAGGAATGTTTATAGCTGCAGGATCTGTGGGTGATCTATCACAGTGTAATCCACTTAGAGATATGATCCTTAATCCATTATCTAAAGATGTATATGCAGTAGAAACAGATCTTATAGATGATAAAGGTACTCAAGGTATGTCAGGTTTATTTATTCCTGAACAGTGGTCTATGCCTCCTCACATAGATACTTATGGTAATTCACTTGTAGAAGATGCATTAAAAGCATTAGATGAGCAGTTTGATAAATGGAAAAAAGAACTAAACCCGGAAGACTACCAGTTGAGGATATCTCAGCATCCAAGAAACATTAAAGAAGCTTTTGATCACAGAACTGTATCTGTGTTTCCTACACACTTACTTGCAGCACAAGAAAGAAGAATAGAAGATAAGACATATGGTTATGAATTCTTAGATATAAGCACAGATGAGAATGGTAAGCCTGCTGTAATGCCTACAAATAAAAGACCTATATCAGAGTTTCCTATATCCAAAAAGACAGAAGATAAAACAGGAGTATTAGTTGTATGGGAAAGGCCGGTTAAAGATCCAACATTTAGAATGTACTATGCATCTATAGATCCGGTATCAGAGGGAAAAACTAATACATCAGAATCACTATGTTCAATATATGTAATGAAAGCTCCAATTGAAGTAACTAAAGTAACTGGTGTAGAAACAGAAAATTATATAGAACAGGGTAAAATAGTAGCAGCATGGTGTGGAAGATTTGATGATATAAATAAAACACATCAAAGACTAGAATTAATTATTGAGTGGTATAATGCCTGGACAGTAATTGAAAACAATATTTCACTATTTATCCAGTATATGATATCTAGAAAAAAACAGAAATATCTTGTACCTAAAAGTCAGATCATGTTTCTAAAAGATCTTGGATCTAATGCTAATGTATTTCAGGAGTATGGTTGGAAAAATACAGGTACTCTTTTTAAAGCACACCTTCTTAGTTATGCTATAGAATATTGTAAAGAAGAAATAGATGTGGAAACAAAACCTGATGGTACAATAGTAAGAACTAAATATGGTATAGAAAGAATTCCGGATCCAATGTTGATGAAAGAAATGAGAGAATATGCTGATGGAGTCAATGTAGATAGACTAGTTGCCTTTGCTGCTCTTGTTGCTTTTATGAGAATACAACACTCAAATACAGGTTATCCAAAAAGAACAATCATGGATGATGTGGCCAAAAACTTGCAAAAGTCTGAAAATTTTAGTAAATTAAATAGAAGTCCATTTAGACACATGGGAGGTTCCGGTAATTCATTAAACAAAGGAATTACAAGATCTCCATTTAAAAATATTAAATAGGTACTATGAAGATAATAAATGCCTTACAAGCAAAAGGGGGAGCAACTACTGAAAATAACAGAATGGGTAGTATTACCCAACCGTTACAGTTTATTCCTAAAAAAGAAAAAGATGAAAAGTGGGCAGCTTGGAATTTAGATTGGTTAGAGTGGCAAGGATTAAAACAAATCCGGAGAAATGCCAGAAGACTAATGAAAAATTATAAACTAGCAAAAGGTATTATAGATAAGTCTGATTACATAGTAGAAGAGAATAATGATTACAGAGATATTGTAGAAGTATTAACTAAAGAGGATGTTTCTGCACTTGAGTTAAAGTTCTACCCAATTATCCCAAATGTTATTAATGTTCTAGTAGCTGAATTTGCAAAAAGATCAACCAAACTAACATACCGTGCTGTAGATGAGTTCTCATATAATGAGATGCTTGAGCAAAAAAGACAAATGGTTGAAGATGTTCTATTAGAAGATGCAAGACTTAAGGTCTCTTCTGCATTAATGGATAAAGGTCTTCAACCTGACTCAGAAGAATTTCAACAAGAAACATCTCCAGAAAAACTTAAATCACTTCCTGAAATTGAAATGTATTTTAAGAAAAGTTACAGATCAATGGTTGAGGAATGGGCTACACATCAACATAAAGTGGATGTAGAAAGATTTAGAATGGATGAGTTAGAAGAAAGAGGTTTCCGTGATATGCTTATTACAGACCGTGAGTTCTGGCACTTCCGTATGATGGAGGATGATTATGAAGTAGAACTTTGGAACCCAGCTATTTCTTTTTATCACAAATCTCCAGATGCAAGATATATATCACAAGCAAACTGGGCAGGTAAAACAGATATGATGACTCCAGCTGATGTTATTGATAGATATGGATACCTAATGGATGAAGAACAGCTTAGAGCCCTAGAAGCAGTTTACCCTATCAGATCTGCCGGTTATACTATTGGTGGTTTACAAAATGATGGTTCTTTCTATGATGGTACTAAGTCTCATGACTGGAATACAAATATGCCATCACTTGCGTACAGACAATATACTACTGCTATGGGTGGTGCTGTATTAGAAGGTGGAGATATCATTACACAAATACTTTCTGAAGGAGAAGATTACTATGATCAAGGTACTGCTTATTTATTAAGAGTATCCACCATATACTGGAAGTCACAAAGAAAAATTGGACACTTGATCAGTATTGATGATGAAGGTAAAGTAGAAATGGATATTGTAGATGAAGACTATACACCTTCTACAAAACCAATTTATGATACTAGACTTATGAAAAATAAAACTAAGGATAACTTAGTTTATGGAGAACATATAGATTGGATATGGATTAATGAAGTATGGGGTGGTGTTAAGATAGGACCAAATATCCCATCATTCTGGGGTATGAATAATCCGGGAGGATTTACTCCTATGTATATTGGTGTTGATAAGCCTAAGATAGGCCCATTAAGGTTTCAGTTCAAAGGTGATAATTCATTATATGGTTGTAAGTTACCAGTAGAAGGATCTGTATTCTCAGATAGAAATACTAAGTCAACAGCACTTATTGACTTAATGAAGCCATACCAGATTGGATATAATATAGTAAATAACCAGATAGCGGATATCTTAGTAGATGAGCTTGGTACTATAATCATGCTTGACCAGAATACTTTACCAAGACACTCCTTAGGAGAAGATTGGGGAAAAGGGAATTATGCTAAAGCTTATGTGGCAATGAAGAATTTCCAGATGTTACCATTAGATACTTCTATTACAAACACTGAGAATGCATTAAACTTCCAACACTTCCAAAAACTAGATCTATCTCAGACAGAAAGATTAATGTCAAGGATACAGTTAGCTAATCACTTTAAGCAACAAGCTTATGAAGTAATAGGTGTAACTCCACAAAGAATGGGACAGCAGATTGCACAAATGACTGCTACCGGAGTAGAACAAGCTGCTTCTGCATCATATGCTCAAACAGAAATGTTCTTTGTACAACACTGTGATTATCTAATGCCAAGAGTTCATCAGATGCGTACTGATCTAGCTCAATTTTATCATGCAACAAAACCATCAACTAGATTAAGTTATATCACCACAGCTGATGAGAAAGTAAACTTTGAGATAAATGGTACTGATCTTTTAATGAGAGATCTTAATATCTTCTGTAGTACTACTGCAAACCATAGAGCTGTCTTAGAGCAACTTAAACAAATGGCTATGCAAAATAATACTACAGGAGCAAGTATCTATGATCTTGGTAAAATTGTTCAATCTGATTCTATTGCTGAACTTAACAGTGCTCTTAAAGCTTCTGAACAAAAACAAGAGCAGCAAAAACAACAAGAAATGCAACAGCAACAACAAATGCAAGAACAACAACTTCAAAAACAACAAGAGATTGAGAAGATGAAACTTGACGCTACTGCTGCTGAGAAAGAGAAAGATAGGCAAACTGAAATACTTATTGCTGAAATTAAAGCTGCTGGTTATGGGTCTATGTCTGATATTAACAAAAATGAAATCTCTGATTATCAAGATGCTATGAGAGACATTAGACAAAGTGAACAGTACACGGCTCAGAATCAATTGCAAAGAGATAAAGAAGCTACTAGAACCATGTTAGATAGGGATAAAAATGCAATTGAAAGAGAAAAGCTACAAGTACAAAGAGAGATAGCAGATAAGCAGTTACAAGTAGCTAGAGAGAATAAAAATAAATATGATAAAGGTGGTTCAGTAAAAAATAAAAAGTAGTATAGCTATATAGTGCACAAAAAGTTTTGCTGACTTTTAAATTTATCAAGTTTATTTTGTATATTGAAGTATAACATAAAAAACCAACACTTATGGAAGACACAACCAAAACTGGGGAGACCCAGACATTAGACACTACAACGGTAGGTCAAGTAGATGTAAATATTGATGAGATCTTTGGAATACCTGGAGCAGAAAATGTAATGCTTCCAGATGATGATAAAGAAGATGATAAACCTAAGTCTTTGTTTTCAAAAGAAAATGTAGACACCACGTTCCTTGACAACTCAACTGCTACTCCAAAAGAAAAGGAGGAAGCAATTGAAAAGAAAGCAGAAGTTGAAGAAACCATTGCTGAGCTTGATGGTCTAATTGCACAAGAAGAAGATGCTGGAAATAAAGGAAGACCTAAAGTGGATAAATCTGGTCTTTATGATTTAGCACAGAAAATGATTGAGGAAGGAAGTCTAATACCTTTTGATGATGATAAAGCATTGGAAGATTATACTACTAAAGACTTCAGAGAGTTATTTGAAGCTAACTTCCAAGAAAGAGAGGATAAAGTAAGAAATGATGTACCAAAAGAATTCTTTAATTCTCTTCCTGAAGAACTTCAGTATGCAGCTAAATATGTTGCTGATGGTGGACAAGATCTTAAAGGTTTATTTAGAACCTTAGCTCATGTAGAAGAAATGAGACAACTTGATCCATCTGATGAGTATGATCAAGCTGAAATTGCAAGACAGTATCTTTATGCTACAAATTTTGGAACAGCTGAGGAAATAGAATCAGAAATCCAAGATTGGCAAGACATGGATAAGCTAGAACAAAAAGCTAATCAATTCAAACCAAAGTTAGACAGAATGCAAGAAGAAATTATTGCAAGACAACTAGCAGAACAAGAGGAAAGAAAAGAACAACAGCAAGCAGCAGCAAGAGCTTATACAGATAATGTATATAGCACACTTGCAGCAGGTGATATAGGTGGTATTAAACTTGACAAAAAAACTCAAGGGTTACTTTACTCAGGATTAGTACAACCTAACTACCCTTCAATTTCTGGTAAACCTACAAACTTACTTGGTCACTTACTAGAGAAGTATCAGTTTGTAGAACCAAGACATGATCTTATTGCTGAAGCACTTTGGTTACTTGCTGATCCTAATGGATATAAGAATAGAGTAAGAGAACAAGGTGGTAAAGCAGCTACAGAAAAAGTAGTAAGACAATTGAAAACAGAAGAGGCTAGAAGAAGTACAGCATCTACTCAGTATGAAGAACCTGAGAGAAGAAATACAACTACTAGGGCTCCACAAAAAACCATCTCAAGAGCTAATATGTTCAAGAGATTTTAATTAAATAGTAACAAATAAAAACAAATAAACAATGGCAACTCCAGTTTTAAACAATGGTATATTTCTACGAGATACCGCGTACAATGCTACGTCACATGTAGACTCTTACCACTTGGTTAACATGTTGAAGGATGCAGAACCAATGGATCTAGGTCCAGTGGACCTTTGGGCTATGGCTCAAAAGGTAGAAATGCCTCTTTACCAAATGTCTAGCTTTGGTGGTAAAAATGTAATTATGGTTGATAATGCTCGTGGTGAGTATAAGTGGCAGACTCCAGTGTCTGTGGACTTACCTTACATCCTTGAGGATATTGAACCAGACAACAACTTTAAAGGTATTGAAGGTTCAACCTTCCGTATCAAACTTAGCAGACGTGAGTTTGGACATGGTGATATCATCACTTATGACAAATATAACGGAGTTGAGATGTACATTACTGCTGAAGATATTCTTCCATTAGGAGATGCTTATATCTATACAGTGCAGTTAGTAAACAATGATAACTTCAAATACTTGGATAACAAGTACTTGGCTAATGGTACTAAAGTTTTCCGTAAAGGTTCTGCCCGTGGAGAATATGGTGAAAGATTTTCAGATATCACAACAAGAACAGGATTCCGTGAATTCTATAACTTTGTTGGTGGTGCTGAAGCTCACGTACATTATTCTATCTCTAGCCGTGCTGACTTGATGATCAAAGGTGGTATGAATGCAGATGGTACAGTTCCTGTAACTGAAATCTGGAGAACATTTGACAAATCTGTTGATCCATCAATCACTTCTTTGGAAGACATGGTTAAAGTAATGGGTAAAGATAAAGTTAAAAAAGCATTTGATAACGGAGACTTATCACGTACTTTCTTAACTACAATGGAAGCTGCTCACTTAACTAAAATTGCTTCTGACATTGAGACTTACTTAATGTGGGGACAAGGAGGTAGAGTACGTCAAGATGGTCCAGATGATCTAAGATTATCTGTGGGTCTTTGGAAGCAGTTGGATAACTCTTTCAAAAGAGTATACAACAAAAATAACTTTACATTAGATTTATTCCGTGGAGAGATCTACAACTTCTTCAATGGTAAAGTTGAGTTCCAAGGTCCAGATCCTAAGCGTTCACTAGTAGTACAAACAGGTATGGGTGGTATGAGAATGGTAAATGAAGCTATCAAGCGTGAGGCTGTATCTTCAGGTTTACTTATTCAGGCTGCTGATATTGGTGCAATCACTGGTAAAGGTATGGACTTGAACTTTGGATTTGCTTATACTTCATATGTAATTCCATTCTTGGCAAATGTTAAGTTTGTACTTAACCCAGCATTTGACAATGTTCATACAAATGATATTGAGAACCCAATCATTGATGGTTTCCCATTATCTTCTTACTCATTCATTATCTTTGATATCACTGATAACACTAATGACAACATCTTCTTGTTGAAGTTATCTTGGGATAATCAATTGAAATGGTGGTATCAAAATGGTACTATGGATTATATGGGCCGTTCTCAAGGATTCCAGTCTTCTGGACAATTCAACGGATACCGTGTGATGATGTCTCAAACAATGCCAGCTATCTGGGTTAAGGATCCAACTAAAGTCCTTAAGATTGTTATGAGAAACCCAATCACTGGTGGATCATTCTAATCCAAATCTATATATACAGGGAGGGGGAAACTCCTCCCTTTTTTTTAAATTTTAATAACCAACAAAACAAAAACCAACAAACATGGAAAATTTCACAATGGTGGAAACAGGAAAAGGAACTGTTAAACAAACAACAATTGCTGTCCGCCCGTTCTTTGACAATTCAGCTTCTAACATGGGATTAGAAGAATATGGTATCTCTCTCTTTGATGGAGTAACTCACAATGAGCAATTAGCTTGTTTAGAAAACAATGGTGTAGTAAGATACATTACTGGTCTAAATGAATTTGCTCCAGAGATTAAGTTACTTAACCCAGAAGACAGAGAAGCCAGAGTAAGAGAAATAAGATCTGCAATAGTTGAACTTGAAAAAGAGTTAGCTGCAAATGTTATTGAAATTGATGATCCTCAGTTCTGGAATAAAGTAAAGTTACTTAAACCTGATAATTCAGAGTTTTGGAATAAGATATCTATATCTTGTAGTAATGATCCTTTATACTTAGATCCTAAAGATCCTTATGATAGAATTAAACTACATGCTATTGAAGCAGGTGGCTTTTCTATTGTAGCAAAAAGTTTTGATGATGCTAGATCAAAAGCAGTTCCACCTAAGTTTTACTTAGATAAAGAAGAGGAAACTGTTATGTATAGAACAGAGTACAAAAAACTCCGTAACAAAGCATTGTCAGAATTACAAAAATTATTTGACAAAAACAGTACTAAGTTATTCTACATTGCAAAAGTTGTAGATATCAACAGTACACAATATAAGAGATCAACTCCATTAGATATTATCTATGAGAATATGGATAGACATATCAATGGTGATGGTGCTGAAACCAACAAAGAAAGAGCTGCAAAATCCTTTATGGAGACTGCAACTTTAGATATGGAAACACTAAAAATTAAATCAATTGTTAGAGATTCCGTTTTTTTTAAGTATATTATTAATAAGGCAGATGGATATATATACCATGCTAAGTCTAATAGCTTGCTTGGTAGAAATGTTTCTGATGTTGTTGAGTTCTTGAAAAACCCTTTAAATGAGGACCTTTTGAAAGATCTTAACCTTGCCTGTGAGAAGTATTGGAACACTTAAATTTAAAATAAAATGGCAACAAAAAAGTATGAAGTTGGTGGAATGACTGATGAATGTGCAGGTCCTGGAGGCCCTGGAAAGAAAAAAAAATGTAGACAAAAGTTTAAAAGTAAAGGGGCATCTCAAGAAACTAAAGGTAGTGTACTAGGTACAATAGGTGCTGCTATACTTGGTGGATTAGG